CCCATGAAGATACCAACTACGTTAACGGTAGAGGCAGTCAGCACAGCAGTAGTAATACAGCCGTTAGACGACATCAGAACAACGTCACCAAAGAAAATACTGGTGCCATGTGCCGTTTGGATCTGAATTTGCAGGGTTGAACCAGCAAAGACCTGTCCGCGCAGCAGGTTTACGGGGATTAGACCGTAGGGGGCTGAAACAGTAGGATATGCCATTAAGGACTCCTGTTAGATTAGTTATTTGCTGCCACGACCAAACGAAACACCTGTTTTGCGCTCACTAAAGAGCGGCATACGGGGATCGTTGGCTTGCATAAAATTATTATCAAGGGCTTTTACCTGATCGTCTGAGGCTTTACGGTAAAAAGCAGCGCGTTGTTCCATGAATTCCTTTGGAATTTTGCACAGTAGCAGCCCACCGATTTCGATATTGCCTTTAAACCTGCTGTTAGGGTCAGCAAAAACGTGCATTTGCGGTTGCGATTCCGCTTTTACAGGTTCCCAACCTTCACGAAACTTTGCAGACGTATTCGTGGGGTCAAATTGCCCCATCAGTGCCGTCCGAACCCACCTGAATGCGTACCCTTCCTCCGGTTCTGGAGTAGGTAGTCCAGTTGGTTGCACCCAACGCGATTGACGCTGCGTAACTTCACGCGTTTCTTCTTCACGACTCTGATGGTTAGCCATTAGTTCATACCCTCCAAGGCTGATACTTGTTTTGCATACTCTGCTAGTGGGATGTTTAAACGCTTGGCAATAGCCACTTGCGTTTGCGTCAGGGAAACTTTCTTGCCGCCAGAAGAAGTTCTAGTAACCGGGGCAACTACGTTTGCTGACGTTCTTTGGCGAGGTTCTTTCCCCTCGGAGTCGCCCCAGCCATAATCTGGGAACCTTTTTCGCATCTGTTGGTTAATTTCACCATAGTATTTCGCGGCATCCCGTTGAGGATGTATACCAGATGCAGTTAACTCTTCATGCAGACCGTATGCCATACCTGTCATTAAGCGATCTTTGCCGAACCATGAGTTTTTAGCAGCCCATGCAACAGCAGTATCGTCAGGTGGTGGTGCCGTTCTGACATTATTTTCAGGTTCTACCGGAATTTCTTGTGTTTGTACAGTGGGTTTAAACGAAATTGAGTTTTCGTGCCGCATTGTTGCTCTGTTTAGTTTCTCTTGAGCATCTACAATTACGTCAGAATCTCCGCTTTCATATGCGGCTTTATAGTCTTTCTTTGCGCTATCTAGGTCACTTTCGGCCTTTGACTTCCATGTCTCATGCAACAGAGAATCGTCACTATTTGACTTTTGTACCAACGATTTATTCTTTGCAACAATGCTATTTGCATAGGACATTGCCTCATCACGCTCTCTTGAGGACTGTTCCTTGGCGCGTCTTTCATCGTGATACGCCCTTTGGAGTACACCAATGCGTTTCTTTACACGGTCAGAGTAAGAAGCTAACTCGTTCTCATCAGGCTCAGGACTTTCTGCAAGAGCCTCCCTATTCCTGTCTCCCTCCGGGACATCATCGACAATCTCAACTTCAATTTCGTCTTTTACTTCTTCTTCCGCTTCATGCGGAAACTTATATTCGTCCATGTGCTGCTCCTATGCCCTTGCAACACCGCGAGGATCTTCAACTACTCCCTCGACGGCATCGTCATTGATGATGCGGAATTCCCTACCGTGGATTTTCAGCCTTGATCCCGTATTGGGACGTACCAGAACAAAGTCACCTTTCTTGCACCAAGCGCCAGTTGGGAATCGCTTTTCGTCTTTGTAGCAATCCGGCCCCAATTCCATGACAAACAGGACGGTAGTCAGGCGTTCTTCGGCAAATACGGTTGATTCCGCCTTGATAATCCCGCTATCAAATTTGTCTTCGGTTTCAGGAACCATGCACAGAATATGAAACCCGGACGGGTTTGGTATCTGTTTGGCTTTCTTTTCTGCTGTTTCTGGCAAAGGCGTTGCGTCTGTTCCAATCAGTAGTTCACTCATCTGCATCTATCTCCAAACGTTTTGCAAGGTCTTCAATACACAGCTTTGCGAAATCCAGACCTTGGATGACTCCACAAAGTTTTTGATACTCGGCATGATCTTTAAGCGAACCTTGGCTTATAAAATCCTGTAACTCTTCCCGGCGTTCATCAAATTTTGATACAAGAAAACTCAAAGTTTGAGTAGCGATCATTGAACGTTATTCCTGAATGATTGTGTTTTGGTTTTTGCTATATCAATACCAAGCCTTGTTCCTTCAAGTTCCTGCTTGTTTTGTTGTTCCGTCTGATGTTTCTTGATCTCAACACCAAGCTTTGCGCCATCGTAATCTTGCTTTGCCTTCATAGCCTCTTCACGAAGCCTGATGTCATCAGCTTTAGCCGCAGCATCCATCTTGTCTTTGAGTGACTTGCGTTGCAATTCAGCTTGATCAAGTTGTTCTTTCTGCTGCAATGCTTTTTGTTTAAGCTGAAGCTCTTGCTGTGCCGCAAGAATAGACGGGTCTTTTTGCTGTGCCATTGCAGCCTCTTGAGCCGCTTTTGCACTGTGCATCTGCAAGACAATAGGTGCAGCTTCTGCCGACAACCTGCTTATCTGATTCTCTATTTCAATGGGCAACTTGTCGTCTTCTTGAGGAAGGTTTACACCCATTTGTTTTTCAATGTCTAGGCGGTATTTAAACGCCATGTGTTCCATCAGGTGTGCCTGAATAGCCTGTTGCAGCACAGAAGCCATCGGGTTTTGCCCAATTATCTTTTGCATTGCAGGGTCTTGTGCCGCCGACATATGCACCGCCAGATGCGCTTCGTGGTCTTGTTCCAAGAAGGCTTTTACCGGCTTCCCATTCATGATGTTCATGTTCTCGGAAACAGGGTCTTTGGACTTGATATCGTCTTTATCAGGGACTATCTCAGAAGCATTCTTCAGTCCCAGAGCCAACAGAGCCTCCCGATGCAGCACGGGCAAGTCATACAGTTGCGGTGCCGACTGAGACAGTTGCAGTGCCGCCTGATACTGCGCCATACGTTGCGTAGAACTAGACGCATTAGGATCTGACACGGGAATAATGTCGCATTGTTCGTAGTCTGACTGCTTGACCATGCGCCCTTTTTCGGTCTCGTAGTCATACTCTTCCGGCGTGTAGTCACGGATAATGACTTTAAGGAGCTTGAATTCTTTCTTCATTGATGCGTGAACTCTGGCTTGTACGGCAGACATGACTTTCATCATGCGTTCGATAATTGCCAGAGTTGTTCCTACCGGGGCTTGTTGGTTCATATCGGCAATTTTCATATCTGCCGTAGAAGCCAATCCCCTGCCTTCATCCACTACCTCTTTAAACAACGCAAACAGAGTCGATGAAGGTTCCTTGTAGGGGAGGGGCATAATGTTGTCCCGGATAGCCCCTGCCGGTACATCTACGTCCCTAAACTCTCCCGGCGCAATCGGCGTGTCATCACCTTTGATACGAAGCCCACGGGACTTCAAACCCCCCGGCAGGTTAGCCAGTGTCCCAGCGTCTATAAGTTGCCGCAGAATCGACGTAGAGCCTTTGGCATAGCCCCCTAGGATATGGATATACCCAAACCCATACGGGCCGAATCCGGGGATAAATGTGTATTGGACAAAGTGATTGCGTTTCTTTTTGTGTTTATCTTCAGGATTCCAGTTCCTGTAGATTGAATACACACAACAGTTAGAATCAAGGGTGACTACATATGGGAGAGCTATACCTGTTTCTTCGCCATCTTCTGTGTCTTCGTAACCAGCCAAGTCCAGTTCTACATGGCATTCATACAGTGTGTAGCGGTTGTCATCCAGCGAATTCATTCCGGTCAGTTTTTCTTTCTTCTTGTCCAGATCGGAAATATCTTTTGCGGGAGCAGTCAGATCCCTATCAACATAAAATCCAGCTTGCATCAGCCGCCGGATTTCATTTTCTGTCTTCTTCATCCTTTGGGTAATTCTTGGACATGAAGCCAGATCGGTATTGCCGTAGGGTATGTAGATGTCTTCAGCAGGAACAAACATCGACACCTGCCGCTCTAAATAGGGGTCGTAATACACCTTCTTAAACGCGGCACCAGAAAATCCCAAATTCCACAACATCCTTTCATGTTCAGCGCGGTACTCACCCATATTCTCGGTAAGCTGCCAATTCATATCGCCCTTAACGCGTTCTGCTGCCTCTTCCTTCTCCTTACTCTTCTTGCCTATTACCTTGGTAAAGACCGGCCCACTCGCGGGGAAAGTCTCCATAATCATCTCAGACTGAAACTTAATCACCGCCTCAGACAACAGGCTGTGATAAACCCCAGAGGCACCGGGCCAAGGCTCAGTCCTTTCATCCATCTTCATACCCAGCAACTCAAGACCCTCACTTACCGTCTTCTCCCAATCCCGCCTAGAACTTTTATCGGTAAGAATATCCGCAAGCAAATCACCCGCCAAAGACTGCAAGTCGCCCTCTGAAATCTCTTCAGCCAGATTCTGTTTAAACTCTTCGTTGGGTTCCTCAATCACTACAACAACCATATCCGGATCTGCAATCTCCACCTCTACAGGCTCTGACGCATTGATCTCTTCCATGCTTATCGGCGGTATATAGCGTTCCATTTTTATCCTCAATAGTAGTTCTTGACCCGCCGGGGCTTGGGTTCTTCGTATAGATCTGTTGGCAGTCTCACAAACCCACCTTGGCGGTAACGCATCAGTGCTTGGGTCATAGAATCCACCAAGTCATCGTGCTCACCATTCGGAAAGTCTGCTACCTCTTCTACCAACTCATACGCCCAACGGGTATCCGGGCACCAGATTACCCCAGATGAAAACAAATCAGCTACGGCATTTACACGCGATATTTTGTCGTTACCCCTAGATGGCATGAACTCTTGTACGGGTATTCCCATATGTCGTAATTCTGCTATCAATGGTTGCCCTGACGCTTTAGCTTCTACTATCAAAGTGTCAGGATTAAACTCTTTGTAGTGTTTAAATGCAACTTCTTTTAGTTCAGGGAATTCCATTTTTGCTTTGAAACTATCCAAAAGAATAATGTTAGACATCATCTTTCCTGTCTTTGCATCATCTTCCATATTGAAAACCCCCCACGTTGTACACGCGGAGTAGTCAGACCGTTCTGTCTTACTAAACGCTGTGTCCCAAGACTGAATAACATACTCACATTCAGGGGCACTATCTCCCTCCCATATCCTCCACCAGTCATGCTTAATAATTGCTGACTCAGAAGATGTGGGTTCCTGTTGATATTGTGCCGCCCAGAATCGTGGATGAATCGTAGCCTTGGTGGCTTCTAGTTCTGCAAGGCTCCAGAACTCGGGCCATACCGGCTGTCCGGAAGGCATGATTGCTGGGAATTCAATTACCTCCCATTGGTCTGCATCGGGGTTTTTGGCGGAATAGTCCAACAATCTCCCAGTCAAATCCCTCTTACTCCACCGAGTCATAATCAACAGGATGGCACCACCCGGCTGCAACCTCTGTCTCGGCCCAGTCATGTACCAATCATAGGTACTGTCAAACGCATCAGAGTTTAAACTCTTACCATCCTGCTCACTGTGAGGATCATCAATGATCATCAGATCGGCACCATACCCAGCTACAGCACCTCCCACACCAACAGCAAAGTAACTACCGCCCCTATTCGTACTCCACTTACCAGCAGCCTTTGAATCCGCCTGTAGATACACATCTTTAAATATCGACTGAAACTGTGGTGCAGCTACCAAGTTTCTAACCTTCCTACCAAACTCCAAAGCCTTGTCTGCCGTATGACTAGACTGAATGATCTTCTTATGTGGGTAGTTACCCATAAACCATGCAGGTAACAAATAACTCCCGAACTCACTCTTCGTATGGCGGGGAGGCATATTGATAATCAACCTCTTAATCTTCCCACTTACCAAATCCTCAAACTTCTCAGCTATAACCCTGTGATGCCTACCCGCTACAAAAACATCATTTACAAAATGAGGCCATATCAAATCAACAAAATCCATAAAATTTAATATAGCCCTACCTTCTTTATCTTCCTTCTTGTACAACTCCAACAACTCATATAACTCCTGCTGCTCACCCAAAGTCATCTTGTCTAACAGCTTAGGTATCTCTTCAATCATTTCTGTATCAACCTAATCAACTTAACTCCAAATGGCTTTGTCTCTCTCTTCGACCATTTCTTCCTCTCAAATACTCCTAACGATGTAAGTCTCCTCACAATCCTTCCAATGTTTCCTCTAGATGTAAGGTTTAAACCGTAGGCAATATCTAGATAACTAGGCCCATACCCATACCTCTCCCAAAATAACCTGACATATAAATACACATCCCTTTGTCTTGGAGTCATAGGTACAGGTAGCCCTTTCGTTATCAACCTTCCACCCCATTTCGCGTCTACACGGGGGGTGGGGGTCTTGAATCTCAATGTGTAAATACTATGCCTTTGGGGATAGTTACAAAATGTGTGGAACACACTGTCAAATCATCGCGCTACGCACTCGCTGCCAGCCGGGGGTGGGGCACGGGTGGGGTCAGGGAATCCCGGAACCAGTTCCATTAGAATCAATAGAATCAATTACTTGAGCATCCTCGACGGTATCGGCTGCTGCGCTGTTTACACGCTCCGTCGATGAGACGACATCCCTCTCCATGATACTTTTAAGGAGGGCATCGATCCTCTGGCGTACACCTTGTCCAGTAGAGTGAACGTGTTCGGCTTTGTCGAGGAAGAGACCGGCTGTTTTCCCCAGCAGTTCCAGAGAGCGAACACGCGCTGAGTCCCCTCCTTTCTCAGACTCCACTATCAACCGGTCGAGAACATGATCCCTCCTCTGTGCGGCAGTCATCAGCGACCCTCTGAGCATCACAGTGCTTGCAGCCTCTATAGCCGTGCGAATGGGCGGCGAAGCCTCTAGCCTGTAGGCACTGCTGCTGGCACTCTTGGTCTTTGGCATTGTGTCCTCCCATGCTTGTGCCGGGGATGATCCTGCTGCTCTCTGCATGACGTAGTCCCTGTGCTTGTCTTGCACTCTGTGGAGGGCATCTTGCACTGAGGTTGCCTCCTGCCGAGTGATCCTGCCGTTGATGCGTGTCCGGGCTGCTCCGCGCAACGTCCCACGACTAACGGGGGCTGCTCGTGGTGCGCTCTTTTTCGACCTGTCGTCTATGTCCATGCCTGAGCGTACCAGCGGTTGACAACCGGATCAAGTTTAAACTCCTTTGGAATCAATGTCATATTGTCTTGTTACAATTTATTACATCTTTATATGGCATGCGTGTAAACCACGTTAGACTGTCAGCGTTAATTGCAGGGTAGTTGGAGTTGTTTGGCAGTGTCGGGAGACACGGCACCACCCGGTTCAGGTGGAGGATTGGCAGGAACCTAGTTCCCGGAC